CGTTCGGACAATGATGACTGAGGTCATTAAATATATGCGAGATGCGGAGAGTGAAATCCCTGAGCGCATGCGTAGATTTATTATGTACATGCACGACGTTCATGACATCGTCAATCTCTACCACGAAAATGGCCAGCCTCCACCACAATGGGTTCTGCGTGAGATGGAACGCTGTGACGATCGCTATCGTCAAATCCTCGACGAGATGCACAAGGATGGAGGTACCTTCGAAAAGGTTCGACGTGAGATGGCTAAGGACCCACTCAATCGATGGGATCATACCCGCCAACTAGCCAAACCAAAGGAGCCTATATGAAACAAGGATCAGGACATTCTACCGACTCAGGGCGAAAGCAAGAGCCCATTCCCCATGCCATCCACCCCGGTGGCGCTGCACAGCTTGGCGTGGCTGTGATTAGTAATCCAACGCCATTAGAGGCTGGCCGGGGCTTCTCTGCTCCGAAGCCAGTCGCCACAACCATTCATCACTGCGGATCACAAGGAGAACATAAATGAGCGAAGGACTGGACTTTAATCATGTAGCAACCCTATTGATGGTTGCTGAGAAGACCTTAGGCTTCCCGAAGCTTAGACCAATTCACGACGCAGCTGTGGCTGAGCTTGAAGCCATGATTGCACCTGAGCCTGTGGAAGAGGAAGCAGTTGAGGAGGAAGCCGATGCCTAAAGACATCCTTGACGAATATGGCTCTGATTACTACGTTGGTCAGGCTCCCCGAGCTACCAATGGAGGCCACTGTGAGCCGAAGCCGATCCCTTACTCTCCACCTAAGGGCCCGGCTGGCCAAATGCGGCAAGGTCCAGGCCTAGGTGGAACCAACCATGGCTGTTGTGGAACGCAAGGACGCCACTAAATGACCACCAAAACCGACATCGTTAACCTTGCCTTGCAAGCCTTTGGCTCGCGAACCACTGTGACCGATGCGGAACTCCTGGCAAATGGTACCAACGAAGCGATACAGGCTAACCTGACTTACGAAAACACTCGGGATAGCCTGCTTCGTATGGCTCCTTGGGACTTTGCCACGGCTACCCTAAATATGTCCCTAATCTCTGCTACCCCTGGCACCCCAGAGAATACCTCCCCAGCCACCAATCTCTGGCAGCCAGGCCAACCCCCACCACCTTGGGCCTACGAATATCAATACCCAGCCGACTGTCTCCGTGCCTGTTGGATTATTCCCTCAACCCAAACAGGCTTCGCCGGGAACGTCCCAATCACCACGGCCATCACCGGCGGAGCCCCATCGACTTGGCTAGGATCGCCGATCAGGTTCAGAATTCAGTCGGATCAATTCGTTCCAGTAACCGCCGCAGCGGTAGTCTCTGGTGGGGTGGGTTATGCTGTTGGTGATGTTATTACACTTACTTCGGGGCCGACAGATGCTCCTCCTTTGGGTGCTCCTGCTCAGCTTCTCGTTAGCGGTGTGGTGGCTGGTGTTATCACTTCTGTTTCGGTGATTTCCCAAATCGTCGACGCTGTGCCTCCCTTTGGTGGCTCCTACTTCGCAGTCCAAACCAACCCAGTTGCACAAGGCTCAACCACCGGTCTTGGGTCTGGTGCCACTTTCAACCTAACCTTCGGCACCAAGGGTAACCAACGGGTGATCCTCTGTAATCAAGAGTTCGCCACCCTCACCTACATTCGCCAGATCGCTGACCCTAACGTCTGGGACCCGATGTTCCAAGATGCAATGGCGAATAAGCTTGGTGCTGACATCGTTATGGGCCTGACTGGGGACAAACCCCTCGCCAATGCCTGTATTCAAATGGCAAACATGTCCCTTCTCGAAGCCCGTAAGGTCGATGGCAACGAGGGCCTGACTGTCAACGATGTCACCCCTGATTGGATTCGCGCTAGAGGCATCTGGTGGACAGACGGCTTTCAATCGGGACCCTACAACGCATTCGACTGGGGAGGCCTACTCCCTACCTTCTTCTGAGGCCACATGAACCTTTTAGGCTCAGCCAATTACGATCCAGCAGTAGCAGTGTCAAAAGCGACTTCTGCACTATTGGCAATGACAGCGCTGGATACAAGCAACCTTCGCTTGGCTATCACCGTCCCCTCACACGGTAAAGTCAAATTCATCCTAGCTGGGACCCTAACCGGTGCAACTACTATACCCACTCTCCTCCTCGGTGTGCTTAATGGCGCAACAGTCCTCGGTCGAGTGACCCCTCAAATCTTCACCGGGACGCAGAATGTCGCAACTCAGGGAACGCCTTTCCGCGCCGAGTTCACTGCCACCGGTCTAACTCCTGGCGCGATGAATGTCGATGCGGCTTACGCAGTGCAGGTCATAGTAGCTCTAACTAATATCAAATACGGTGGCCCTAACACCAACGCCGGAGCGAACGCCTGGGGTGGCTTTGTCTTTGAAGCTTGGGACCCACAGCCGATTCCCACTGCTACTCCAGGCGCAGCCAATGGATTGCAAATCTGTGGGGCGAATGCGGCTACGACCTATGCTTCCCTTACAGTCACAGCCGCTCTCACCGTCAACGGCGTCTCAGCTGTCTCCCAAACCGGCGATGCGTATGCTCGCTTGGGCGCAGCTGGAGCAGGACTCACCGCCCTTGGCGACACGCGAATCGCTAATCTGGATGCTGCAATATCCAGTCGTATGGCAACCTACACCCAACCAACTGGTTTCCTAGCTGCTACATTCCCTGCATCTATTGCAAGCCCAACTAACATCACAGCTGGAACTATAACAACTACTACTAATCTAACCAATGCGCCTACCGCAGGCGACTTCACTGCAACAATGAAAACCAGCCTAAACGCTGCAACACCATCAGTAACCGTAAGTGATAAGACCGGCTTTAGCTTAACCCAAGCATTCCCCGCTAACTTCTCCTCTATTGGTATTAGTGCTGGTGGCCATATCCTCACTGTCGATACCCTCACTACCTATACCGGTAACACTCCACAGACTGGTGATGCCTTTGCTCGCATCGGCCTTGCTGGGGTGGGTCTAACCAATCTTGGCGATACTCGCATTGCCCATCTCGATGCCGATATCTCTTCCAGATCTACCTTCGCTGGAGGTGCTGTAGCCTCCGTCACAGGCAATATCGGCGGCAATCTGGCTGGATCAGTAGGTAGCGTAGTAGGACTCACAGTCGCCAATCTCGATGCTACCATCTCTTCTCGCTTAGCCTCGGCAGGCTACACCGCCCCAGACAATACAAGTATTACTTCAATCAAAGCCAAGACCGACAATCTTCCAACCGACCCCGCTGATGAATCTATAATCCTCGCTGCTATCGCCGCTCTACCAAGTTCTGGTACGCCTATGACCCTAACTGCCGCCTACGACGCCGCCAAGACTGCAGCCCAACCTGGGGATAACATGGGTTCAGTGACTTCAGTTATAAATCCAGTCAATGTTACAGGACTAACTGACCCTGCTTTTCTTGACGTGCCAGTCTCCTCTCGCCTTGCTCTTCTTCCCATTCCGGCTGGTAGGCGAAGCTAATGTCTCAACCGGTAATGCAATTCTCCTTCAACTCTGGCGAATGGGCACCAGCCCTTAACGCTCGTGTCGACATCGCCAAGTACCATTCCGGCGCCGCCCTCCTTCGGAACTTCTTCGTCGACTATCGAGGAGGGGCCACAGCCAGTCCTGGTACGAAGTATATTCTCCAGACTAAGATTATAGGCAGCGCAGCCGTTCGCCTAATCCCCTTTCAAGCCTCTCTATCCGTCTCCTATATCCTCGAATTCGGCGATTTCTACGTCCGTTTTTACAACAACGGCGCGCCAGTCTTAGAAACACCCATAGCCATAACTGGAATCACCAATGTAGGTGGTCAAGCTAACTTACAGGTAACAAATAGCTACGCCGTAGGCGATTGGATATTTATATCTGGCGTAGGCGGATCAACACAATTAAACGGTAATTACTACATCATCTCTGCTCAAGACCCTGCTAATATTAGACTTACCGACCTAGTTGGTAATGCAATTACATTCGCTTCGCTTTCACCATTCACTATTGGTGGTG